CTTGCAAGAGATAACTTTAAATGTACTCGATGTGAAACTGAAAATGACATCGTCTACATAAAGTCTGGAGATTTTCTAAATCGTTTATTTTTGATTTATCTTTCATTTGTTTCCAATTTACTATGTGATGCACAACGAGATCATTTTCAGTTTCACATCGAGTACATTTAAAGTTATCTCTTGCAAGAGCTTTGGCGGAAATTAATTGTGTCAATCTTGGTGACCATTCAACAATTCCCTTATTCCATGCATTTGTTGGTAATTTACCAATTTTTCGCATATTTTGAATCTGTTTCTTTGAAACAGGCTTTCCATATCGAGGTTGTTGATTTTTTGGTAATCCTTTATTCCAACTTGTTCCTTTTCTTGCTTTAACACCTTTTAATGCACGTTCTCTCAACCAATCTTTTCCTTTAGCTTTAATAGAGGACCTTATCTTTTCCTTTATTTTTTTCGCTTCAGGATGTTGAGTCCAATGTATTCCCTTAAATAACATTCAACTATTAAGCTGTTGTTATTTATAAAGGTTACTATTATTACTACTTCTTAGGTTGTAGTAATTTTGGCAATCGCATTTGTTCTAAGCGGTTGTACGTCGATTCTTTGTGTTAAGACTGCTCCTTGCTGATCATATGTAGGTAAATCAAAGTTCTCTACAGTTATAGGTCTCTTTTCAACTATTACATAAGCGAAGTTTCTATCTATTACATAAGAACTAGTTGTTGCCATTGTTGGAACTTGTGTACTGACTCTCACTACGTTTAATCCATAGATTGTACCTATGAATCCTCTTTGTAACATTTCAGTATTTCCAACTTTATTAGCTTCAACGAAAGTGTCTATGTTTCTTAAATCGTTTAAAACCGCAAATCCAATAATAAAATCAGTTGCAACTTTATCAGCATCTTCTAAATGTTGTATTGCTCTAGTAATGTTTGCAATAGTAATTGCTGCTCCACCACTGACTGTATTATCTGCTAAATCAAGTGCGATAATTACTAAATCAGATTCATTTTCTGCAAATCTTCTTCCTGCTACTCGAATATTATGTTCAAGTAGATTGAAGTTTGCATCTTCTAACATTTCTCTAGTAATTCTTATAGCTACACCGTATTTAAGAGGTCTAACGTTTAAGTTATCATACTCAGTTTGATCAAGTACTACTTCTGCACCTTCTGCAATTAACCTTACATCCATCTTATTTTCAATTTCCCGATTAATTTCTACACTTGAACCAGGAATTTGAGCTGGACCTAAAAACAAAGCCGCTAACTCTCTTGGAACTAACATCTTAGTTGATTCTTCTATGATAGTGGGTAAAATCTTTCTTGGAATTAACAGTGTCCCTTGAGCTCCAGTTCCTGTGCTTAATAATTCTTTTAGATATTGATATTGCATTATGGATTCAACTGGATCACGGCAAACTGTGTTGTTCCTGAAAAACCACTAGTTAATGCTCTTCCTGCTTTGAAACCTGCTGTTCCTGCATCATCTGCTCCACCTGGAACATTTTGAGATCCCAATCTCTGAACTGCATCTCCGCCTTCAATCTCTATTTGCTTTCCACCAAATACATCTCCTGCACAAGGCAATATAATTGCTCCGTCTAAAGCGACTGAAACATACGAATTTGTACCACTTGCTGTGTTTCCAGGAGTAACTACTACTCCATTGAAACTAGCACCACTAGCCAAACCACTTATTACAATGTCACTAGACGCAAAAGTATCTGCTCCACTTGAAACTACATCTGATCCTCCTGCGAAGAAAACTACCTGACCGCCTGTTACACCAACTGGATTAAGAGCTGATATTAGTTTAGGAGTTCCCCAGTCAAATAATGGAACGTATCCTACTGGATTAACGGCCATCTATTTTAACAGCAAAATCCCAGTTTTTATGATTTCTTCTCCATTCATCAACATTAGGCATTTCCCAAACAGCTGTTCCTATGTCAACACCAGGTTCATTAGATACTATAAAGTTATCTATTTCCTTTGGAATTTCCATAGTTACAACAGATTTAAGCTCTTTCTTTTCAACTTTTATCTCTTCAAGTTGCTCAGTTAAAAGTTTTATTGTTTCCTCTGTTAGATTAGAAACATCTTTTTCCTTGATTTTCTTTTCTTCACAGAGTACTTTGTACTTTGTAATAAGAGCATCTTTCTTTTCTTGTTTCAAGGCTTTTAATTCTTCTGTTATCTTCTTGTTTTGGTCTTCTAACTCTTGATTCTTTTCAACAATTTTGTCTTTCTTTTCCTCTGCCATTTCACCATACCTCCTTTCACCTGTATAAATATTTTTTTCTGCTTTCTCTATTTTATCTATTTCTTCTTTAAATGAATCTTCATAAATATAAGATTCCCCATCTTCCATTGATTCTTTTAATTGGAAATTTTTAGCCATAGCTGTTGCAAACGTAGCATTTTCATCAGCAGGGATAGCCACTAAACTTAATTCGACTATTTTAATTCCTTTTGCAATAAAACTATCTGAATCCTCTTCTTTGACTAAGTCTTCTGCAAAAGCACCTATTGAAACATTACTTATTCTTCCATCCTTAATCATATCTTTAATATCTTTATCCATAATCTTTGCTTCGAACTGAATATTTTTCTTTATATCATCAAAGAAAGAACTAGTTACTTTTCCCTTGATTGATTCTACTCTATTATCATGATCTACTAAAAGAGGTTTACCCATTAGACCAGGAGCTGCTTTTGATAATTCCTCAGCGATATATCTATGATTGTTATGAGTTGTTGTTTCAGAAATAGCAACACCTCTAATTATAAAATCATCATTTATGAATGCACTTTCAGTAATCGGTGTTGAAAACTTTAAATCATGCCAATTTGCTTTTTCCTTATGTTTTGATCCATGACTCGATCCAGGAGATCCTCCTTTGACTTTCCTAAATTGTGAAAAACAAGCAGCAACTCTTTGATCTTGACTTAAAGAAGAATTCTCATCATCTAATTGTGAAATACACCTACTTACAAATGCATTCTGTTTTTCTCCAGCTCTAGGTTTCGCTAATGGCATATTTGTCTCCAGAATTAATAAAGAATTTTTTTATTTAAATTTTACTTGTTTGTCTATATTTTAGAGTAACGAAGGATTATTCTAATATTTACACTCTTTTTACCACTTACCTTAATAATTAACTTCTCATTTAAATGAAAAAAGTCTACATGATCTGTATATGGATTCCCAGTTTGACTATCAGATGGTCCTTTTAATCTGATATATCTTTTTCCTTTATGATCTATCCTATCAAATAAAGTATAACCTATCTCTGATTCTATATGGATTGTGACAGGCTCTTCACTATCTAAAATAATTGCCTTTAGTTCACCTGAAATTTTAGGAGAAGTAAAAAAGGCTTCACCGTTTCCAGTGTTCATGTTTAAGACTGTATCAATCATAAGAACTCCTGTGGATTGTCTACTCTTTTTATCTCTCTCTTTTTGAAAAAGGAATCTTCTATATAATGTAAATGTTGTCTAGTTCTGAATCTATTAGATGGAAAACCTCGGCTAGTTCTAGTCCCTGGTTCTTTTGCACCTTCTATTTCTGATCTAGTTCCTTGTAATCTATTTTCTTGACCTGCTTTTAATGCATTTGGTCCTACATTTACATCTGAGCCAGTGTAATCTTCCCAGTCTCCAATGATTAATATATCTTCGTTTCTTAAAGATTCTGCACCAAAACAAGTATGAATAAAGTCTCCACTATGACTTGCTCGAACTGCCCTTTGTTGGCATCTAGGACATATAAATAAAGTCATCTCGTTTGTCATCCTATTGATATTCTAAAATTGTCTGGTATTTGTTTAATTCTTTCTATTACTAATTCTTTAATTAGTTTTATTTGTTCTTCAGTATAATCTTCTGGATATTTCTTTTCACTCATTTTTCTTTCCAAGGGCAAACTTTAATATGGTTTTTATGAGCCCAATCCATCATGTATCCTTTTTGACAATAGGGACATTTATATCTATTCCTTAAAGCATTGCAATTTAAATTATGACTCATTTTTTACTCTTCTGATAGCTTCTTCTAAAATAATCTTATTTTGTTCTTTGATTATTTTAGGTAGACATTCTCCACAAAACATTCTATCACCTAATCCAACTAATGGAGTCGTTCGATTATGTGGTCTCCCACATAATCCACATTTTTTCATTTGTTCATCTAATTTCATTCTGTAATTGAAATCCATGCACAACGGCACCAATCATGCACAGGAATTATTCCACTTGATTCATTTAAGTTGAATATTTGACCATTAAGTCCTTCACATGTTGGACAAGTCCTATCACTTATACTAGCTAAGAATCTTAACCTTTTAATTCCTTGTTTTTTATAATGTATTATTACACCTTCTGCTGCTACTCTAGTACTTTCCGTTCTAGCTATACCAATTGCCCTATGTTCTTTTCCTAATGATTTGATTGTTTTACCTTCTTGATTAATAATAAATCTATCTTTGAATGTTATTTTATCTATTTCTTCGGATATTTCTCTTATTGAAGTGTTATTTTTGAATCCATTTTCGAGAGATGTTTTTATTTGGTTTACTTGTTGGGCTGTTAATAAACCTAGGGCAAAATCTCTATTGTTTCTTCCAAGCAAATGAGCAAAAGAATCATTTCTAATAAATCTAAGAACCTCCTTTTGATATTCTTCAAAATCAAAGTTTAACCATTCGTTTAATTTTAGATCATCAAACTTTTCAAAAATAGCCATCTCTTTTTCTCCAGGTAATTCTGGTTGTTTTAATTCAGTTTCTTCCCTTTCTCTTTCTTCTTCTGCACCTTCTGTTGGTTTAGGTAAGACTTCTACTGCATCTTTATAACCTAATTGTTCTGCTAAATCTATCTCAATTGCTCTTCTTAGATTTTCAGAGATTGCTTTCTGTGTATTGAGTAATTCAGCTAGTTGTTGAATTCTTTCGTTTATTTTTATTTCACTTAATTGCCCCCAATTAAATTCAACATGAGCTTTCAAACCATTCAATTCAAGTATTGGCTGGAATATTTTTTCTTCTATTACTCTTTCGACTGCTGCCTGAAGTGATTTAATTCTTCTTTCAAAAGCATCCATTTGTACGTTAGCTAATCCTTCAGGAATCTTAGCCTGACCCATTATTACTGCTGGGATTTGCCAGATAAAGAATAACATGTCTCGATCATGTTCAAGTAAAGTAGTAAACTTTTCAGATAAATTACCGAAGTCTATTACTTTCATATCTACTTTGTGATCTGTTACCCATTCATGTACATTGTTTAAATGTTCTAATTTAGCTCCGTAGTCATCAACATCAGCCTGAGTTGCAGGTTCTTCTAGGCTTCCTAGTTTTACTTGTAACGGCGAATTAGCTTTTCTCGAGGAGATAATATGCATGTCTCTTTCTGCTTTTAGCATGTTACTCAAAGTAGTGAATGCTGGAAAACATATACCCAAACCATAAGCTTGGTCTCCTATCGAGTTAAATTTAAGATGAGCTATTTCATTTGGAAGAAAAGGAATTATTTGAGAAGTACTCATTCTATTCAAACTTCCAACAAACTGATTGTATGCTTTTATTTCACCTTTTTTGTTTCTTTTAACATACATATTGTTTGCGTTTATTACTTTCAGTAAAATCTCTTTGGGTTTTCCAGACATCCCTATTTCCATGAATCCGTTTCCTTTAACTAAAGCCTCCTGAATCCATGTTCTTAAAACATGTTCAAAGTCTGTTTCTCTTATAAAATCATTAATTAAAACTTCTGCTCTCTTAGAATCAGATTCAACAAAGAAACCAGGGCTTACCATAAAATCCATGTGTTTGTCTACTGCTGCCTTGGCCAAACCTATTTCCATGTACGTTTTTTCACAGTCAACGAACGAGAAAGGATGCTCTTCACCTAGTTCAGTAGGAAATCTTACAGGTTTGATTTCTACTTCCCCTTTAAATTGTTCTGTTAGGGCATTTTTTGCATAATTTGGTACATAGGGAAGTACCAATTTCTTTCTTCTTGGCATAATTAAGTTAAATTAGCAAATCTTTATTAACTTTTTTCCTTTGTCTATACATCACTGGACCACACAGAACCAAACATTACAGCATTCAACTCCACCGTACAATACAGTTCAATATACATCCCCACACCAAATCACACAAGACCACATAACCTTATCACACTGAATATGATTGTGATCTTTACTATACTTGACCGAACATTAGTTTAACGCACAACACACAACAATGCTTTACTTATCAACAAAGAACCAAACATGACCTGACGGTATTGCAAATTAATTGACCTAACTTTAATTATATTCTTGAAGTGCTTGTAATGTGATTGCTAAGTTCTTGGCTGTTTGAACTGCTTTAGCTAATAATTGTTTTCTATAATCTGGAATTGCTAATGCTTCTTCACGAACCATATATACATGACCTATGTCTTCTACAACTACAGACACAAATGATCTTTGTTCTTCAGGTTTACTGGCTACAATTACAACTTCCACAATGTGATTAACTAAATTCTTAGCCTGTTGTAAATTAAATTGTTCTGCAGCTTTGCTCTTATCCCATTCAAAATAATTATGTAAAAGAGAACTTTTATTCTTTGCCTCTTCTAAAACTTTTCTTGAAGGGATATGCCCTCTTGAATCTTTTAGGCTTTCTATTGTCTCCCCGATTATTTGTGCTTCTGTATTGCTAAATGGAGCACCAGCTCTTGCTTTATATTTCTTTTTCATTTACGAGCTATTTTGAGAGAATACATTCCAAAAGAACCTCCACTCTTACATCTAGGAGCCCAGACACCAATACCATAATAAAAACCAGCATAATTAATCAAAGATGCTATATCTTGTTCTGAAATATTGTTTGCATCAAATTGTATAACCAATTCACAAGTCCAATCATGAAATTGTGGTGAATATTTGGTATTACTTCCAACATTATGTTTTAATATATCTTGTTTCTTAAACTTGATTGCAATTAATCCTTCTTCACTATTCATTATCTTTAGGCCTCTGACCAATTTCTTTGAAAACATTTTATCTCCAATGAAGCTTGTTGATTCAATCATGCCCGCTAAGAATCCAGCAGACGGAAATCCAATAGTACCATCAGATAACTTATGTACAGCATTCTCTGTTTCCTCTTCTATGACTCTTAATTTTTTACCGCTCTTGGTTTTACCTTTTTGTTTATCTTCAATAGCTTTAAGTGTTGCTTCTGGCATTTTATCCATTATTAAAGGTTTTGTACCGACGACAGGAAATGTTGCCTTTACTACATTTATAGGTAAAATAGATACTTCTTTTTTTATTTCTTTTATCATTTTGTTTACCTCCCTGTAATTATATACTTAAGGAAATAATTTCCTAACCATACTTACAACATAGAATTAGAGATTTATAAACTTTGTCTATTTAGACATTCCTCTTAGGTCCTCCAGCAATGAAAAACTTAGTACTTTTTATTTTACTTATTTCCATGATCACATATCTTAGTGCATCCATCGAATGATCATAAATTTTAAGAGGGTTTTCTTGAATTGCTTTTCCTTCTTTTGTATCAGGATAGCGATAATTTTCAAACTCCATTATAGTATTTAAACAATTTTCAGTTATAAATAATCTTGGTTTTCCGTCATCTCTAATAGCCAAATAAGAAGAAACCTTATTGATTCCAGGCATTACTTCATTGTTTCCTGCTAATATGGGAAATCCTGCGTTTCTAAATTGTTGAATAAATTGAGGTTCAGAAGGATCACAGAACCATCTTTCAACTTTATAGCTTTTTCCTTTATCATCTGCAATCTTAAGAAATTCCTCCATCATCATCTTGCTTCGGTAAAACTCCTCAACAATATACAACCTTCCATCATAATCTTCACCTATTATTAAGATTACCGCTGGGTTAGTGTATCCCCAATCTATTCCTGCAATGTATCGTTTAATATTTATTCTTGCTTTTGTCAAGATATGTATTCTTCTATTAAAATCTTGATATACTAGACCTTCATGTCCAATAAATTGCCCTTCTATTTCTTGCTTAGCAAAAAGACCAGGATATGATTCCTCTAAGTCCCTTATGTATTCAGGAGTCAAATATGGGTTCTCCCTAGACGAACAGGGAATCAACTCATATTCTTTTCTCTTTTTCTCTACGAACTCTTCATAGACCCAATTGAATCCTCTAGGTGATGTAGTAATCCATCCCTTTAATTGCATATTTGGCTGTCTTAGTCTTCCTAAAAATATCCTCCATGCCATTTGGGGGACTCTTGCAGCTTCATCAATCCAAAATCCTGATAAATTTGTTCCTCTTAATCGTTCGACTGCTCTTACATCTTCACAATTCCTGCAAAGTATAGTGCTCCCATTAATAATATCAATAACTCCTTCAGTAGAATTGTAGTTTTTAATTAAATTCTTTGGACAAATTTGAAAGAATGTTCTAAGTGTTGAATCTCTCAACATAGGATAAGTAGGAGCAGCAATCACAAACAAACATCCTGGATTCTTTATAATGAATTTAATAGTTTCTATACACCCAGCTAATGTTTTACCCGATCCTATCCCTCCAACATATGCTCTGAATTTTACTTTAGAATTATGGAATATCCTTTGATTTTTATGTGGCTTATAATCTAAAATTATTCTTTCCATTGAACTAATATTTTTTGATCTGTAATGTTTAAGTTAGTTTGACTTACTTTGGGTCTTATTACTTCCAAGCCATGTATCATTATTTTAATTAGTGATTGATCATACATAAGTTGCTTATATAATTCCTGCATAGCACTTACATATTGTAAAAATTCATCTTTTTGTAATTTTCCTATTTCACCAAATCTTTTATCTAAATCTTTTAATAATTTTCTTATTTCTGGTTGATGTTTGAGTTTTTCAAATAATTCTTTATGTGCTAATTTGGTTATTTCTACTTGTTCTTTTATTATGCTAGCATAAATTTCTGGGCTTTTTTCTACCCCTTTCTGTATCGCTTTTTCTCTTGCTTCTTGCCAATCATATTTAGTTTTCCATGTTCTTATAGTTCTTAGGCCTGTCTTTGTAACTTTAGAAATAGAACTAATACTTATTCCACTAATATATAATGCTAATGCTTTCTCCTTAGTTGCTTTTGATTTCATATTTTGATGGGCTGGTCGGATAAATAAAAGAGATGAATGAAAAAAGAATTCATTCGGATGTCATATCACCGCCAACCCCGTATGACCTTGATGAGGACAAACACCTTCATTAATTTGTTTACCACAATTACAATTAAAACATAAGACTTGCAGATTTTCCTCTTTAGGATAGTTTTCCTTTTTCAATCTTTGATATATTTTATCTCTTCCTAATTTAGGATTGTTTCTGCCATTATTATTTATATGATCTAAAGTTAAAAAGGATACTTCTGTTTCTCCACAACATGCACATATTGGGGGTTCTTTGCTATACGCTATCAAAGCTTTCATTTTAAGTTTTTTATTATATCCTTTTTGATATATCTTCTTTTTCTCCTTTCCTTTTTTTGAATATACTTCCCATCTCCAAAGATTTTTTAGATAATATTCTTTTCTTTTTTCTTTAAATCTATGTTTATTGGAATGCCAATACTCTCTTCGTTCCTCTAGATTAGTCATACTATCTTTAGGGAAAATGACTATTTAAAGCTATTTCTTATTTGGAGTCTTATCTATCTTTATTGTCTTTTCGTTTTTTAATACTTCATTTGATAAAAAAACACTTCTTCCACATCCTCTAATTTTACATCTAAAATCTCTGTGTATTCCTATTTTAACTAATCTTTGTATTTTACCTGCTGCTAGATCTGAAACAGTAATTGGTTCACTTGCTATTTCTTCTCTTATAACTTTGAATCGTTTTGGATCTCCATATTCGTCTAGATTAATGTCTATATCTATCTTCTCAAGATCACCATAACCAGTGTTTTTTTCTTCTTCTGAGAAATGTGTTCTAACTTTTCTGAATAATTCATCTTTATGTTTTTTTAGTTGATCTTTAAAATCTAATCTAGCACATTTAGCACAAAATGGTTTCATATTCTTAGTATATTCTTGATCCACTTTAGTCAACTTTCTTTCAAATATTCTATTAATTGTCTGTTGTTTGACTTCACCCAGGTAACCACCAGTAAAATGGGTCAAATCTTCAGGTGTTGGTTGTCTAAAAAATTCCATTGCCATTTATTTTACCTCCTTTTTACTTTCTATTATTGATACTAATTTCTCTCCGAATTCTTTATCAATTTCTACACATGCTCTAGCAAAACCTCTCTTCATGGAAATGTCTAGTGTTTCTTTTCCTTTTTGTATTATCTTTTCCTTCAATCTCTTTATGGATTGTTTTAGGTGTTCTACAGGAACCCCCTTCATTTCCCATCCATCTTTTGTATCTAAAATATAATTACTTAATGTTTTTTCTCTATTTAGTAATTCTCCCACTTTTTCTATTGCTAAATCCTCTTTTGTTTTAAATGTTTTTTCTTTCATTTTGATTTCTTTGGTTCAACTCCTTTATCTATTTGATTTTGAAGTATTTTTATTTGATTTTCGTTATCTTGTACTTCTTGTCTCCAATTTGATATTGTGCTTTTATATTCTTGTTTATGTTTATCTAGACTAATCTGTAAACCTTGATCTAATTCTAGTTCTGCTTTAGGCAAATAATAATAAATTATTTCTTTGTTCCTTTTTTTTATTCTCTTAATAGCATTTTCATTCAATTTCTTTTCTTGATTTGATAGTTGTCTCATGTTAGTTTCTCTCCAAATATTTTATCAATTTTATTGTGTAATACTTCAGCAAATTCTCTATCCCATATTGTTATTTCTTCCTTCAATCTCTTTATGGATTGTTTTATGTCTTCAGTACATTTATGAAATCCATCTATAAGTCCTCTATCATATTGTAATCTTTCTTCTTTACTTAATGTTTTTTCTTTCATTTTTATATAATTTATATAATATATCAACTTTTTCTCCAATAATCTTTAATTTCTTTTTTAGGTTTATGTATTGCTTTTTCCAATCATCTCTGTCCATTTCTAAATTAGAAATTTCTTCAGATTGTTTTGTTATTATATCCTTATCTTTCATTTCAAATCCTCTTTGGCCCACATTTTAATTATCTTAATTATCTCTTTCCAAGTTATATCTTCTGAATTTAAATAAGAATAAGTTTCTCCATTTACATTAATTTCTATATTCATTTCAAATTCTCCTCTTCTCTTCTGTTTCTAATATTGGTTTTATTGATTGAGCTTCTAAATTCCAGACTTCTTTCATAAATTTAATTATCATTTCTAATTTATAATAATCTTCACAAACATAATGTCTGTAACCTTTACCAAATTGATATTCTATTAAATATTTAATTTTCATGAAAGATCCTCCTCTGAGATATTGTGAAATATTATAAAATCAAATTCATTCATATCTCTATTATCTTTTCTAAACTTTTTCACCCACTTAATTGCCTCTTTTTTTATATCCTCTTCCAAGATGAAAGACTTTCCTAATAAATTTTCAGTTATAACTACTGGAATTTTATGATGTGGTGCGTCCCATTTTATTAAATCCTTCAATGTTTTAAGTTCTATTTTGGGCATGATACTATAAACCCCCATGTAAATAAAGCTAGGAAAAACCCAGCTGATGCTAAAATAAATATTAACATTGAAGGATTTA